TAAAACGGTTATGAATATGTTTAAAAACCTTGCATCCAAGTTTAGCGAAGATAGTTTGAAAGGTGCGGGCGATAATAAGCAGACAAGATTTACACTTACTCCGCAACAAGCAAGAGAAAAGATTGAACAGTTAAAGACAAATAAAGATTGGGTACAGAAGATCAGCAGCGGCGACAAAGCTGCTTTACAAGAGTACGATGAGTTAACGAAACTTGCTGTATCTGATATGCAAGCATAAAAAATGTTTTTTGAAATAAATGTGCTTTAAGCACAGATGGAAAGACAAGGCAACCTTGAAAAAGGTCTTGTGGCCGATATGAAAGAATATCTGACCGGCTAAATGCCGCAGCTTAGTTAATGAGCTGATTTTTAACATGGTCCGGGTAAACCGGGCAACCTTGAAAAAAATAAATCATACAAAAATTTATTTACAAGGAGAAAGAAAATGCCAGAATTATTTTTAACCGGCCCTGAGTACATATTCTATTGCAAAAAATTTACGGATATGTATCAAATTTTGCCGCAAGACAAAGGATCAAAATTAAGACCTTTCGTAACAGTAGAAGGCGGTATCGTTGGAGAAAGTGCTGTTGCAGCCAATCAAGTAGGTATTACAGCAGTACACGAAGTAACAGTTAAAAACGGTGATTCACCGGAAGATGAAGTTACAACCGCAAGAAGATGGTATGTGCCAAAAACATTTAATTGGGGACACTTGTTTGATAGATTAGATAAGATCAGAACAATGGGTGATCCTAACAATATGTATGCTTTGGCAGCTAAAAAAGCTTTCGGAAGAAACGAAGATGATGTTATCATTGATGCTTTCTTCGGAACAAACAAAACCGGACAGTACGGCGAAACCTCTACAACATTTGATGCAAACAATGTTGTATCTGCAGGCGGTAGCGGACTCACAACAGAAAAACTTATCAAAGCAAGAACAATTCTTTTAGGAAACGAAATAGATTTAACAGCAGAAAAACCTGTTTGTGTTGTTACAGCTAAACAAGCAGCTGATTTGTTAGCTGATGCTAAGTATAACAACATACAGTGGGGTAATCCTATTTTGGAAGATGGTAAATTAAAATCATGGTTGGGATTTGATTTTATCCATAAAGAAAATTTGCCTAATTCCGGATCTACAAGATATATTCCTATATTCGTAAAATCTTGCATGGCATTGGGTGAGTGGGCAACAATGCTTATAGATTTCAGCTCAAGAAAAGACAAACAATCTAAACCGTATTTATATATGGAACAGACAATCGGTGCTACAAGATTGGATGAAAAAGGTTGTGTAAAAGTTGAGTGTGTAGAATCTTAATTTGTGGCTGTTCTAATATAGAACCGATGTGTTTTTGCTGTTTTAACATTGAACAAAACAAAACAGCACAATTTTATAAGGAGATAATAAAAAATGACTAAATCATATTCTAACGAATTGCAACAATCGTTGATTAATACTTCCGTTATAGACGGAAAAGTTAAAGCTTATCAAGCAACAATAACTTTAGCATCTCAAGCTTCTGCAGATACTATCGTTATAGCTAAAGCTTTACAAGGTGAAAAATTTATCGGCGGTATATTGACTACCGATACTTCTTTAGGATCTGCAAAGATTCAAATTGGTAATGCTACAACTACAGCTAAGTATAGAGCAGATGCTGTATTTACATCTACCGATACTCCTACTTTCTTCGGTAAAGCCGGGGCTATGGCAGCACTTGCAGCTGATGAAGAAATTATCATCACTGTAGGAACTGCAGCACTTCCCGGAAGCGGAACATTGAAAGTAACAATGCTTTTTGCAGTTAACAACTAATTTTAGTTAACGACACTTTGCGGTAGGTGTATATCACCGAATATGCCTACCGCAATAAGAGGACAAAAATATATGAAACAAGCCGAACAAATAATAAAAGAATTTGAAAGTATGAAGTTGGTAAGGAACAGATTTGATTTTACATGGCAAGAAATTGCACAGAGAATTGATCCCGGACAAGCTACCTTCGTTACAAAAATTTTGAATATGCCAAACCTTGAACAACAAAAATTTGATTCTACTGCGGCTCGTGCATTACCAAAATTTGCTTCTATTATGAAAAGTATTATTTGTCCTCGTACTCGCTCATGGGCAAAATTTTGTACGACTGATCCGGACCTAACATTTTATTTTCAAGATTATTTTGATGAAGTTACTGCGATTATCAGTAAGTATCGTTATACGAACAAAAGCGGATTTGATTCTGCCGTAGATACGATGTTTACCGGTGCGGGTATGTTCGGGCAGATGCCGTTTTTTGTTGATGACAGACCGGAAGGTATTTATTACAGAACTTTTCCGATGAGCGAAGTTTGGGCGAAAACTAATGCTTACGGTGAGAAAGATACTTTTATTAGAAAGTTTAGATTGAACAAAAGACAAGCTGAAGAATTGTTCGGCGATAAATGTCCGGCAAAAATTAAGGCAAGTAAAGATTGTGATATGCAATATGAATTTTTGCATTATGTTTGCCCTAATGAAAAGTTTGATGTGAATAAAGAAGATAATTTGAGTATGAAATATTCATCTTATTATCTTTGTGCCGACACTTGTGAGATTATAACGGTTGGCGGTTATCATACAATGCCGTACTGCATGGCAAGAGTTGAGGTATTTCCTACGGAAAAAGTGTATGGGTATGGCCCGGCCATGAAATGTTTAGCAGACCAAAAAACTTTAAATGCTGCGATGAGAATAACTATGAGAAGTGCGGAACTTTCCGCTGATCCGGAAATGTTGGTAAGAGAAGATGCGGTTGTAAATTTGAATCAGTTAGGTGCGGCCGGAAGTGTTATACATGGCGGATTAGATGAGCAAGGCAGACCTTCGGCAGCAACTATGCAACGAAATATGGATCTTAGAGCGATGGAAGTTTTAAGGCAAGAGTTGAAGCAAAATATTGCAGACGGATTTTGTATTAATTTACTTGAGATCTTGATTAATGATCCTTCCGCTAAAACAGCTACCGAAGTTATGGTTAAAAAGCAAGAACAAGCAATACTTCTTGCTCCGATGGCTACAAGAATATATCAAGAGTGGGCCGCTGTATGTTGTATGAGAGAGTTTGATATACATGACAGAGCAGGCCGACTTCCGCAGATGCCGGAAGATTTGGCTGCGGAGCTTGTAAGAAGTAAGAGCAAACTTACTATAGAGTTTGAATCTCCGCTTGATGAAGCACAGAAAAGTGAAGAAGCTATAAAACTTAACAGATATTTAGAAAATATTGCAGCTTATGCACAAGTGTTTCCGGATATGCTTAATGTTATTAATCCTACCAAGACAGCACAAATTATTGCAAAAAGTATAGGTGTACCGGCAAAAGCACTTTATTCAGAAGAAGAACTTAAAACAGTTGAACAACAAAAGATTGAAGCACAACAAGCACAACAAATGCTTAGTGCTATGCCTACAATTGCTAAAAGTGCAAACGATTTAGCTAAAGCTAATGTTGAAGCTCAGAGCGGTATTAAGTTGATTTAAACATATAAAACAAAAAGGCGGTAAAAAATGGGTTTGTTATCTTTTGCACAAAGGTTTGTTTCAAGAGTACATGCTTATCAGAGAGTATTTAAAAAAGATAATCCGGATGTTAAAGCGGTGTTGTGTGATTTGGGCCGTATTGCTCCGGTAGATCCGACAAGTAAAATTGCAGAGCCGTACGATAAGAACAGAATAAAACTTTACATTATGATCGGAAGAAGGCAAGTTGTATCTCATATTTTGGGTAAGATAAATATGACGGAAGAAGAATTGAGCAACATTATAAAACAAGAACAGTTGCAGAAGCAACAACAAGAATTTAAAGGATAAAAATTATGACAACAAAACTAAAAATGTTTAACAAAACTTTAATTAAGTTGGGTTGCGAAACAATAACTGCGATAACAGATGATGCTAAAAGTGTTAGATTGGTAAATGAAATTTATGACGATATAGTGAAAGAAGAATTGCAAAAACATAATTGGATTTTTGCTAAGAGCAGAGTTACTTTATTTGCCAACGATATTTTGGAAACGGTTGAAAATGTTGCTGATGTTAGTGTTGATGATGTTGTGTTGAGTGTTAATGAAAATGTGTTGACGATAACTGCTGCAAGTGCGGGTACTTCCGGAAATAATATTGTGATAAAAAGCACGAATAAAAATGTTGTTTGCAGCGGTGATACTTTGAAAGGCGGAACTGCCGATACAGAAGCTTCCGGAACAATAACTTTTAATACAAATATGGATAAGGGCGACAGTATAACTATCGGCGATACTACACTTGTTGCCGGAACGGATTTTGAGATTGGTAAGGTTGTGGCCGGAAGGTTATCAAGAGAGTTTGCTTTACCGGAAGATCTTTTATTGCTTCTTGAGATTGACGGATTTAATGCACTTTCTACTTATCCGTATCAGTACGGTGCATATAAACAGTATGATGTTGTAGGCAAAAATGTTTATTGTAACAAAGATTCTATAACTATTTCATATACTGCAGCCGTTGATGAAGAAAAGTTTGATTTTAATTTTATTAATGCGGTATGTTGCAGAATATGTTATGAGCTTGCCGAAGTGTTGACACAAGACGATCAGAAAAAACAAACATGGATAAATGAGTATCTGTTGGCTATTAAAGATGCCAAGAGAGTTAATGCAATACAGTTGCCTAATGCTTCTATAGGTAGCGGTGTTATGGAAAGAGTAAGAGTTTGGTAAGGGGGTTTTTATGGCAGGTATGGCAGCAGCTACAACAATTATATCTGTTATAAGTGCAGCAGCACAAGCAGCAAACAGTTATCAAAATTATAAAGCACAAGCACAAGCGGCAAGTGCCAATGCACAAGTTGCCGAAAGTAATGCGAGAAATATTGCTATACAAGGAAACTATGCACAAGATGCAAAACTTCAAGAAGGGAAACAGTATATATCTAATCAGTATGTTAGAAATTTGCAGAGCGGTGCGGCAGGGGTAGGAACTACCGGCGACAGAGCTGTTGCTAAAAGTGCTTACAATTTGGCTAAAGATATAAACTTTTTAGATTATAACTATGCTACTAAAGCTACAGATTATTTGAATCAGAGCAAGATGTATAAATATGAAAATGCTGTTGCCCGAGCTAATGCGGTAAATTCGTTGATCGGCGGCGGTATAGGTGTTGCTAACAGTATTTTGGCAAGCAAGAGTTTGAATAGAGATAATTATAGCGGCGGAACTTTTCAAGCAAGCCCGATAGCACAAGAACTTTCAAGACCTGCTTATGCAAGAAATTCTAAACTTTGGTTATAGGATAATATAAATGTCTAAATTCAGAACAATCAAAACAAGTTTTAACGGCGGAGAAATATCTAAACAACTTTACGGCAGAGTTGATTTAGAAAGTTTTATTGCAAGCAACAAACAGATGAAAAATGTGTTGCCTACGATTTACGGCAGTGCGATGAATCGTGGCGGTACAGTGTTTGTTAATGATAACATAAAACATTTTTTTGAAACTTTGCAGGAAGTTACCGGAGTAACAAATATAAATTGTGTAAGTATTGATTATAGTTTTAAGAGATATGTGTTTGGGTGCGACAGCGGATATATTGCAAGGTGCGATTTTGATTTTGATAATGTTGTAATTGTACAGCTTTTGGTTAGCGGTAATGCTATAGGAGATATTTTGCAAGTTGCACAGACAGGTTGGTGGGGAGATAGAAACAGTTATAAAGTATCTACCGATACCGCAAGTTATAATTTTATACCGAGTAATGCAAATTGGAGCAGTTATACAATGGTATCTACTACCGGCGACACAAATACGGAAAAATTGTTTGATTTAGAGCCGTACGATGTTGGAACTGTTTATATAAGAAATGCCGGTAAGTTGGCGAGTTTTGACGGATTGGTGTTAAGATTTTTAACTGTAAAGATCGGCGGAAATTTTGATATTACAGACAGTTATATAATAAGCGAAAATACGACTAACGATTTTGACGGATTTAGAATTGATGACAACAATTTTGTTTTAAGAAACGAAACAAACTTGTATTGGTATCGTAGCGGAGATGCTGCAAGTTTGGGTGTTGAAACAGGTACTGTTATAGGTGCAAAGTTGCAGGGCGATAATGTTTGTGTTTATGTTTATAAACAAATTGACAGCAAGTATTGTATTTGTTGCAACATTTACAGCTTTACCGAAGGGTTGGTAAAACAGTTGGTATATGTAAGATACGATACGGATTTGGGTATAAACAGAGCAATTGTTGTAGGTGATAAGGTTGTTTGTGTCGGTAGTGTTAAGAGTGTTTGTATATACAGAGGTACCGCTTTTGAGCTTGATTTTACCGGTACTTGTTTATCGTCTGCAATAAATTCTTCAGATAATACAATTTTGTATTGCAGCGGCGGTGATGATTTACATATTTTAGATAGTTACAGTTATTCTGAAACAAACACAAAAAGGGTGTTGATACCGTTTAGAGTTAACAAGTTGATTAATTATGTTGTTGAGTTTGGTAACAATGTAATCAGATTTTATAAAAATAGAGAATTGGTAAAAGATGGCAGCGGAAATGTGTATGAGATTGGCAGCCCGTAC